TCTTACCATGAGTTTTTGATTTAAGATTAGCAAATCGTTTTTCATATTCTTGCTTACTAATATTCTCTATATCACTCAAACTAACATTCAGTAGATTAGCATCAATACGCTCAGCAATGCGTTCTTCTGCCATTTCCATAGTGATATACAAAACATTCAAACCTTGAGATATTGATGAAGCTGCCATGTGACACATGAACATTGACTTACCAACACCTGTACCAGCTAGACATATATTAAGTGTCTTTAGTGGCAAACCACCCTTAGTAATCTTATTGAATAGGTCTAAATCGAACTTAACACGAGATTCTACTTTATGATAGAAGTCGTATCGAGATTGATAATCATCAACATAATCATGTCCAACATTTCTATCAAAAGATATCGCTAGTGCATCTGATAGTAGTTGTGGTATCTCACCTTTAGCTTTGGTACCTGTGCTATCATCGAGTATAGAGACAGATTCCATAATAGCATTATATATGGCTTTATCTTGACAAAACTTCTCTGTTTGTTCGACTAACCATATCTGGTCTGTTGGTTGGTCTTTACGTTTATCAATATCACGTAGTGTTGATACCGCAGACTGAACTTCTTCTTCTGTTCGTTTACTAGATTCTGTTAGATTAATTACCAGAGCTTCGTGTGTCGGTAAAGTTTTATATTTGTCAATAAAACTTCTAACTTCTCTAAAAATATTTTTTTCTGTGTTATCTGTGAAGAAATCTTCTTTTATAAATGGAAGCACTTTTCGAGTGTATTCCTCATTATAAATCAAATTCTTCAGTATCGATAGTTCGAGTCTGTCCATAAACGTCTTCTTTTAATATAAGTTGGGTAAGTATATCACCCATGAGTGTACTGAAGTCATCACATATTGTCAACGAATCAATAGTGTGATTAGCTGGATTAATGATGTTATAACCAAACTGTAGTTTAGCCATAACACCCTCTTCTACAATCTTAGCACTATTATAGTGATAGAGAACATTGATATACTTACCTCTAAGTATTTTAATTGCTGTGAGGTCAGAATCTTCAATGTTCACTAACTCAAAATCAATGCCCTCTTTAATCTGCTTCGTCTTCGAGAACTTCTTCCAGAACAGGATTTTCTCCCATAATATTTCCATAAGATATTTCATATTTTCTCTCTACAAATTCTTTGAATGCTTTATTATCAATCAAACCTTTCCAAAATTCGTCTGTTTGTGTTTTTGCAAATCGAACATTTTCGCCAATCTCACCAGTCTCTTTATCAACTTTAGCATACCAACCTGGTTTTGGTTTAGTTACGAAACCACCTTCGATAGCAACATCAATTAAGCCAGAGTATTTCTGAATACCGCCATCCATAGTTACCGTGATAGGTATTTTTGACTTCTCACGAACATAACGAGACTTCTCAACGTTAATGATAAAGTTATACCCCACTAAATCTGTTCCATCTTTTTCTTGTTGGCGACCTAGAATAAAGATATTATCTGCTGAATAGTAAGAACCAGTGCCACCACCAACAACATCTTTAGCATACATTTCCATAGTTTTGTATGTATGGTTAACTACAATCATAGGTATATCTTTAAGCGATAAGTGTGGAGTTACCATACGGAATAAACTCTTAACTTGCTTTGCTCGAGACATATCAGTGACAGACTTTTGGTCTAAACTATCTTCTACTTCTTTTTTAGAAGCTAAGTTACCGATTGAATCGAGAATAATAATTAATTTATCACCACGTTGAATGTCTTGTAGTTGATTCATGATATCAAACTTTAACTGCTCAATATCTGTAAGCGGTGTATGAATTACTCTGTCCATATCAATCTGAAACGATTCAAAATATTGTTTTGGTGTACCGAACTCTGAGTCGTAAAACAACATCACAGCTTCTGGATATTTGTCCATGTAAGATTTAGCCATTAATAAGCTAAAAGCAGTCTTAAAGTGTTTAGATGGACCTGCCCACATAGTTAAACCAGGGGTCAAACCACCATCAAGTCTACCAGACAACGCAACGTTGACCATAGGCACACCTGTCGTAATCATATCTTTCTCATTAAAGAATTTTGATTTTGCTAGAATAGCACTGTCTTTAATCGTGCTATTCTTTTTAATTTTATCTAATAAACTCATATTTTTATATTCCTTTATCACTAGTTTTAACTTCATTAATAACAGATTGCGACAAAACTATTACCATAATGTGTTTTGTTTCTCTGTGTTCCAACCCATACAATTCAAAATAATTTTAATTGGATCCAGAAAGGTCTTTTCGAATTGTGTATCATAGTCAATATATTGCTGTATGTCAAACTCTTTCGGTAATCTATTTGGAAAAGATATTACGGTATCTTTAAATGGATTAGGCACAATCAAATAAGTGAATTTAACTTTCTCACCTTCTTGTATAAGTTGATACTTATTTGTTAACTTCATCTTCTTTAAATTGTAATTATATACAATAGCACCTTTAACATGGATAGGTGTACCTTTCTTATACAAAGTAACTGTATCTGAATAAACGTTCAACCCATTGAGGCCTCTTGGAAATGATATTTCTTCTACTGGCAAGTGTTTGAATTCATTACGAAATTTCTCAATAAATTCGTGCATATCAGTCTCTTTTCCAGAAATCATAATTTTAATAGATTCTTTCATCTTTGCACGAACTACGGAAGGTGTTGATGATTTAATCATTTCTAGACCAGTTACTTTAACATATGGTTCAGCATATTGAACACCCTCGTTATTGTATACATTTAGAATATATCGCTTCTTGGCAGTCCATATACCCTTATCTGCCAAAGCTTCTCGCTTCATCTGCATTTTTTGACGATAAGCATTCATATATTCAGCAAGCTCACCAAAACTCTTATCTATGTAGGGTTGTAGTCTCTCTTCACAGACTCTATCCATAAACTCGATTACTTTTTGCTTAGGCATCGATACTGCACCATCAACACCATATACTTTATTGACAAGTGCACCAAGTCTCAGATAGGTAGAGTCTGTATCAACCGCAATCACGTAGTCTTCGTTCGTAGATAATAGCTTGTTCAGATATGCGTTAATCTTACTTTCAATCCATCGAATACTAAATTGTCCAGATGTTGTAATTGCTGAAGCAATTCTTAAATCATAAAATCTAAAGTATTGTGAACCCATCGCACCATATGCTGAGTTTAATGATAGTTTCTTTGCTAGTTGTAAGTTATTATACCTGGCTATCAATCTTTCCAACTCTTCTTTTTTAGTTGCATCTTTTTCTAACTCATACTCTTGTTTTGCTTTTAGCATCAAATTCTTAAACTTTTTACGGTCTTCATACATGTCTTCCATCATTTTAGGTAAGAAACCCTGTATGTCTCGTTTAAAGAACTGTCCGTTAGGTGTTAGAGTTATATTGTTAGATTTCAACCAATCTAAATTGAAATCTTGATTTAGTAGTTTATCTACAGTGACTTGCTCTGAAATCAAAGCCCGCATTTCTGGCGTATAATCTTCTGGCTGAATCAATGTTTCTGGAGATAGATTGTATTGCATTATCAAATGAGGATATAGAGAATTCAAGTCAAAGCTAGCAACCCATTCATGCACACCTACTTGAGGGTCTTTAACATAACCACCCTCGTAAGACTCGTTCTTGCTAGCTCTAACTTTTGAAGGAACAATAATACCCTTATCGAGAAGGTTATTATATGTTAGAGAATCCCACATGCGAGTTTGAGCAAATATATCTTCATAATTTGTTTTAGTGTCGTATGCTAAGGTTAATGCCAACTCAAATAGTTTCAGTTTGTCGTCAAGTCTGAGGATTAGATTAACGTCTTGTATATTGTATTCGATAAACTTTTGATAATTTTCTTTGAACAACTGTGTGAGGCTATCATACTCGTCATATGATATTTTATTTTCACCTAACTCAACATGGGCAATGTTATCTAATCGATATGAGTCTTGTGAGTTACCCTCTGGAGAATATGCTTTATATAATTCCATGTAGTCTAACGATGCTAAACCAACAATAGTATATGTCGTATATTCTTTACCTAAACTCGAAACTCGTTCACGTTCAGTAATCATATTCCAAGGAGATAGTTTTTTAGTTGTATCTTCACCTAGAATTTTCTTGAATCTATTGATGATATATGGTATATCAAACCCAACAGAGTTCCAACCAGAAACAACATCGGGACAATTCTCAGACCATAGATTTAGAAATTTAGAACATAACTCATACTCGTCAGAGCATTTAGTATATTTCTCTTCACCCTTGACTGTGTAATCTCCACAACCAAAAGTATACGTGTCACCACCAACATACATGATAGTAATCGCTGTTATTGGTTGAGCAGCTAATTTGGGGTCTGGAAAACCGTTATCAGAGGCAACTTCAATATCGATTACACCTATTAAGATGTCTTTAAAATCCCAGTCAATCATACCCTTATGCTCATCGGCAATAAAGGCATATTCGTAACCAGAATTTCCATACACTTTAAAGTTTTCTACATCTTCATATCGTTTAACAAAGTCTCTTGCTTCACGAATAGTGTCAAACTTTTTAGGTTGCAGATATTCACCTGATAAAGACTTATAGTCAGTAACTTCATATTTTGAGGGCAAATACAAAGTAGGCGAATACTGAATTTTCAGTTTCATTCGCCTACCGTCTTTAATACCTCTAAATAAAATGTTACTACCTGAAGCCACTACGCTTGTATAGTAATTTTTCATTCAGCTATTATATCATTTTCCTGGCAAAGTTGAAGCAATTTGTATGCCAGAACCGAATACTTGGTTATATTGATTTTCGAGTTCAACAACTGGTGTTGATAAAATTAACACATCGTCTGCGCTAATCTGTATACCACTTGTGAACTCTTGTGAGAATTCGAGATATGGTGAAAATGCTATGCCACCTTGGTCATTTGCAGATTTTGGTGGCACAACAATAACTTGAACTGGTTGTTTAACTGAAACAAATCCCTGCTCTTTGTTTATCTCAACTTTTCCTATGATGGTATGATTTGTTTTAAATGTGATTAGTTTAACCTCTTGCATCATACTTCTCCACTTCTGCGACAGATAATATATCAAGTGTTACCCATTTCTTAGGAAACATGTTATCTTTTCCTTTGAACTCTTTAGCATCCAATGTTGGGTCATCAACTAAACCTAAAATTTCTACCATGTCATCATACTCTCGGAGATACAAATCGTATTTTAAAGACCTGGGTAATTTTTTAGATGTCGCAATATTTTTTGCTACACTCGAATAATCATTAATGTTTTTCATATTATACTTTAGCCCTCATTACACGTTGCGAACGACCAGTATTACCAGGTCTGTGTTCACCAGTGAACTCAACAAGATTCTTTTCAAGTAACTCTCGATATCTTGCTGTCACAGATGGATATGGCATTGATGGATTACGTTTCAATACTTGGTCACTAATACATCCACGTTGA